ACCAAATCTTAATAGCGCTTTTCCCATTCTGGGCCATCTGTTAGCAGCCTTGTTCAAAATAATGTTTTGGGATAACTCTCCCCACGTACTTGGTTGATCAACACCTTCTTCGAGAAAGGCGTCCCAGCTTTCCATTATCAATTTCATATCAGACATCTCAGTGTCTCCTATACTGTGTACAAGTAGTTGGCAGCATATGGAGTCTTAATGTACCCAGGGCGTATAGAGCCCTGCTCATCTCTCTGGGGCACCTCACCAAGCTCTGTAGAATCTTCCTTGTCGGGGTGGGCCAGTTCGTCCTCGGACATACCGACAATCGCCTCCATTGACTCAAAGTAGGGGCGTTCTTCATCAATAAAAGAAGAAATGTTCACCAAGGCCAGTTTGGCCGTGTCGATGCCCTCTTTGAAGGGATTCTGGAGTTTAGCCTCGAAGGCGCCAAAAAATGATCCGGCCTGGATAGATTCTGGCATGACCACGCCTCGTTTATGTAAATGGGTGAATAATCTGTTCTGGGCGCCGTAGGTCAAGTCATTCAATGTGTCTTTAGGGAATGCTATTACCTTACTATCTCTTGGAGACAAAACTATATCAATGTCTCCGTGATCAAAAATCATCAAATCGCCATTCACAGCTTTGCGAATGTTCATCTCCAGAGTAATGATCGAAGACTGCTCGCCTTTTCTGATAGTAATCTTAATAGCCATCTTAGTCCATCTCCTCTACCAGCTTCTGAGTCTTAAGCACAGTTAAGATCACCTTGTCGCTGATTCCTTCTTTCTGGAAGCTGGAGAGTTTTTCTACGACCTTGTTTGCCTTAGCGGACAAATCCTCGTCCTCTCTAATTATGTCGGATACAAGGGACTGATCGAGCGCCTCTTTAAGGCGGCCTATTTCCGAGTTAAGGAAAGTCTTAAGTCCGACGCCGTTATCAGCAAATGATGTGATATAGCAATTCAATAGAGTCTTCTGACTTTCCAGTAGCTCATCTTGGTATTTGGCGTTGAACTTGGTGATAAAAGAATTTAGGACTAGATTGTCAATGGGGACCATGGACTCCCTTTCCTCAGCGATAGCTACCATATTGTCAACAATGGTGTTCTCAAGAATAATAGCGTTTTTGGGGGAAGATCTATCGGAGAACATTTGAGAGATTGAAGCCAATGTCTTGTAATTGGGCACAAAGTTATTAAACACTTCCGGTGTCAGTTCTTTATTGACATCTGCAATCAAATCGCTTTGGCTAACAAAAAGACCATGTGCGTCCATAAGACGGCTGGCCAAGCGTGCTTCCTTCACTATCTTCTCGGCCGTTGTTCTATCTATCTCCTGGTTTTCATACAGTGAACGATAGTTTTGTAGGTCCCTATATAATATCGAATCAAGAGCAAAATGCTTTTTGATAATAGATACAGCCTTGTTCTTACGGACGTGATCTTCTTTTATGATCGCAACCGTAGCCTCGCGGACGAGGGCTTCAAATACAAACGCTGTATTACGCTTTTTGTTGTGTCTCTTCTTCATTCTCTTGCTCCGTGGTGGTTTCTTTATCGCCTAGGCTTTCTAGAAGAAGTCGGATAGAGTCGTTAATCTCAAAGAGTTTGTCCTCTTCCGTCTTTTCTCTCAACTTATAAATAGAGTCTTCCTGTTCGTAAAGACTTCCCAAGCCATTCATTCCAGACAGCGTTTTAATATCTGTGTATCCCGGAGTGATGTTTCGGGCTGTGCTGCTGGCCTTCTCTCTTGAGCCGGCAGCGGCGAAGGAACGGCTTCTAGCGCCTGCCTTTCGCTTATCGGTCTTTACCGGATGGTAGACCTTGCCCTTGGCCCCAGGCGTCAACCTGGGCGAAGTGCGGGAGCCTGGGGGCACTGCGAGAAGCGGGGAGTCGTCTCCACCACCTTCTGGGGCGGCGTCCACATCGCCGGCAGGCATCTCTTCGGCGCCTCCGAGATCGAGGTCACCACCAAAGTCGTCTTCGAGGTCTCCACCAAGATCGCCGCCTAGGTCGCCACCAAGACCGCCGCCACCTTCGGCTGCGGCCGACTCCGCGACCTGCTGAAGCGCTGCATCAGTCTTTCTATCGTAGTACATTTCGCGCTGATTGCGAACGAAGTCCTCATTGGACTGTCCGAATATGTGCTCGTTAACCCAGCGACGGGAGAAGTAACCTTCAGTGGCAGATGCAGCAATGTCGAACTTCTGCTTCCAGAACTCTAGTTCCTGTAGCTCAGCAATCTTGGAAGGATTGTTGAGAGCCAAAGAGAAGGATAGCAAATCGTCGCCGCGGAAACCAAGAGTATAGAGGTGGATAATGCCGATCTTCTCTAGCTCTGCAATAAGAACGCGCTGGAGTCTCTGGATTGTTCTGGCAAATCGTATGTCTTTCTGTGCTAGCGTGGTCTTATCTTCGTTGGCGCCTTCGCCCATTGACAAATACGACTGCGGGATCTTGAGTGCTGCAAACAGCTTGTCTCTAAGATACTTAACGTCGTCAATCTGTGTGGTGTTTGCGCCACCGGGAAGATTCTGAATATCCGTAACGGAACCAGCGCGAACAGGAATGAAGTAATCTTCTTCCACTGCCATCGGATTGTAGCGCAGATCAATGCGTCCGTTATCGGGGTTGACCACGGAGTTTCTCTTAAGCTGGGATACGATCTTCTCCATGTATTGTTCGACTTCATTTGGCGGAACGGCGCCAACATCAATCTTAAAGACGCGGCGTTCAGAAGAACGAACAACGCGGTAAGCCATCATCGCGTCCTCCATTAGAGTAAGCTGGCGCCAGATGCGTCGAGAGGGCTCAAGAATAGAAGTGCCGTAAGGAGCGTACTTGTCGTTGCCAAGAATACGAAAGTGTGCAATCTGCCAGTTCTCGAAAGTCATTCCGGCAGAGTTCCACTGATACTGGATGTAGTTGGGGTTCGTGCTATCCTGGCCTTCCAGCCTCTCAACCTCCATCGGCGGCAATGCAATCACGGAAGTTATTCCATGGTTGTCGTCAATATCAAGATACAAAAAGAAGTCACCATACTTGCTCATTGTGCGAGCCCAGCCAAACAAGTTGTACTGGACGTTGAGAATCTGATCATACAGGATTGTAAGGACAGCCTTGATTTCTTCGTTACCAGACTTAATGTTGAGCATCGGCCGCAACTCTGTGTGAGTTGTCATTTCGTCTGCGTAAATATCAAGAGTAGACGCTATCTCGGGCATGTACTCCATCTGATCGAAGTCTACATATCTCTCTGAGCGGCGCTGATTCTGAATTGCGTTGGTCGCAATTGTGTCCAACGGATTGTAGAGGGACTTCTTAAACTGCTGGCCAGAGGCGCTCTTGAAACGTGAAGAATACTTGTCCAGGTGCTGGCGCCGAATCTTGCGGCCAGTTTGTGACCTGTAATTAATAATAGGTCCAGAGAATAGTCTAGTCAGTGCTTTGAATAGATCTGTTTCTCGATTTGCAGGGTTTTTCCCCTGATTTCTATTTCTGTTTGAGGGCGCCATTTATTTTCTCACTTTATAATCCATTTGTATTGTTCCCAATAGGATTTCGCTTCAGATATTATATCAGTTGCATTGCCTTGCTTGTAGCCATCTTGACCTTTTATTTGTGTATTCATGGTTGTTTTAACTGTGTAGATGGCGTCTACAAAGGCTTTTTGATAATTTAAATCTCTCGCACTTGATTGAATCGCTGTATCTCTAACCCAACACGCGATTGCCAATGCTATAATCAAATCATCATGATAGCCTTTCATTGCCTGGGGCTTGCCGTTCCTCCATATAAATGTCTTAAACTCGTTTACAGTTCGCGAAGAATGTATCTTAATTAGTTTATTTCTGATAAACTCTTCTAATTTTGCAACTATAAGGGGCCGTGTTTTCATTGTCGTGGAGAAACCCGGTACCGCAGACGTGTGGTATTCACCCCTATGTTGCTCTATATACTCATGTGTAGACTTAATCGAATAATACAAATTTGGGTAAGCGTACTCAACCATTTTATCGAGGACGGTGTATCCGATGTTGTTGTTCTCTACCACAAGCATCGCATTTCCAAATTCTCGCCCTACTTGATTCAAGAAGTTAGCGTACATATCTGGTGTTGGCTTGCCTTGATACTCGCCTACTATTTCGAGAGTCTCTAATTTAATCATGTGTAGCGTAGAGAAGTCGGCTCCATCGCCACGGGAAACGTCTGCAACGGCAAGATAGTTGCATGACGGATCATACTCCTCCCAAATCCAAAAGTTGCGATCAAACCCAGTTCGATATTTAGGCTCACTCACATTTGACAACATCCATTCCATGCACTCTGGAGAGATGACGGTTTCGCCAGAAGTATTGAAGTTACACTCTAGCTCTTGCGCGATCTGACGCTTGGACATGTTCTTGGTTTCTTTTTTATACCAAGCCTTATCTCTATCAGGATGAACGTCCCAGGACAGCGTTGTTAGATTAAAGTTGTTAACATTTGCATCGGCATCAATACAGGTTTTGTGGAACCAGTTGCCAACACCGTTAGGAGTAGACAGAGCAATACAGCGACCACCTGTAGATAGCGTAGGATACAGGCCCGTCCACAATTCTTCTAGTCCCTCGATGTGGGCGGCCTCATCAAGAACCAACAGCGACAGCGCTTCAGAACGGCCAGCGTCACCAGAGGTTGATGCGGCCTTAATTGTAGAACCATTAGAAAGCTCAAAAGAAGTACGGTTATCAACAGTAATAGTTGCAATACTTAGCCAGTCGGGAACATTGCGCATAATCCCCTTAACTTTTTTGACAAGGTTTCCAGCAGTGGCAAACTTTGTTGCCATAACCAAAATGGACTTATCCCTATGGAACAGCATGAGCCAGACGATGTAGCCGGCTGTGATGGTTGAAATTCCAAGCTGGCGTGCTTTTAGAATAATATTAAAACGATAATCGTTAAAATCATGCAGCAGCGTGTCTTGGAAATCATACGTATCGAATAAGATCAGCCCGTGCATTGGATGCGATATGCGGGCATATGTTTTCAGAAAGTAAGCGGGGTCTTTACCGCACTTTAGAATCTCTTTTACTTTTTGTTTTTTGTCTAGTTGAAAACTCATTAATCATCTTAGCGCGTATCGTTCTTAGGGCGTTTTCCGTCCCATCCGCCTTGATTGAGAAACGATTCCCAACCTTTCTCTACAGTATTAGAGTTACCAGAGTTATCGTCGTTCATGGCCTCATCAAGTTGGTTAATCTTAAAGTGCTTCTTGGCAGTTACCCAAGAACGCACACGAGAAGAGTTCTCTGCAAATATATCCACTTCGCCTTCTTCGGTAAGAGTGACGGAGTCTCCCGTAATGCGCTTGTACTCTTTCTTGAGCCAGCCGGCGATATCAGTCATGCGCTGATCAATCTCGGACTCGAAGCCGGGACCGTAGATCTCCTTAAGCTGGACTTCAGAGTGATAAGTGAGGCACATCATGTTGCCATAAAACTTCACACCGAATCCGTCCATCACTCGCTGGTCGATAAGCATGTCTCCCTGCTCTCTGCGGAGCGCTCCTGTTTCTACCGGCTCATAGTCTTCACCGAGAGCCCCGTCATATGCGTTGGCGGCTGCCTGAGCGAGCCCCTGAACGATTTCGTATACTGTTGCCATTATTCTTGTGCTCCTTTAAGTATTTGTAAAACTAAACTGTTGATGGTGGCGCCTTTTTGACCAAAAATTGCCTCAAGAGCCTGCTTTCTGGCTTGAGGTGCAACTTTTGGTGTTAACAAGACTTGTTTAAGCATTTCAACATATTGTTCGGCGCTCAGCATAGCGCCGGACGTAGTAGCGGACACCACCTTTTTTTGGCGAGCATCGGCTGGTTGTTCTTGATCATCCATCTCTTCAAGACGCCCAAGCTCCTCTTTAATAATTTGAGCCAGTATAGATTTAGTTATTTTCATTTTGGTCTCCATCCTTTTAACCATCTTTCTTCTCTGCCTTCCACATATTGAAGGTGACATTTACTGCAACAATCAAATTTAGTAAGGCAAACATCATCCAATGATCTCTTTGGGTAAGACCCACAGACAGGACAACATCTTAAAGATTCACGTATAAGTAGTTTTTTTGAAACCTTTATGCCATTAACATCAACTTTTTCCTGCTGCTCTTCATTATGATAGGACTTTTTGTATAGTTCTTTTGATTGCTCTAAATAGTCTTTCTCTTTTTCGTCATCCCAATTGGCCGATGGGTTTTGTATTGCTTCGTCGCCATACTTTTTCGCTATTGCCTTTTCTACAGCAGCTATCTTATTGGGATCTTTCACTTGACCAGGACCTCATAAGCAGCATATGACAGCGCAATCCCGGTGGCCACGCCGCCGGCGGCATAGAGCCATTTGTTGTTTGCAGAGACTTTCTTTAGCGCGTTCTGAAGATCACTAATCTGGCGAAGTTGAGTTTCGATTGCCAAGTCTTTCTCTTTAATGTCTGCCTCAAAACGAATCCTCTGCGAGTCCAGATCTAGCTGAAGCTCTGTTCTTTGTTTGGCTAACTCAAAATCCAGTTGTGCGTTACATCCCAAAATCATTTCTTCTTCGAGCGTTAGAAGGCGGGATGTCGCTTTTGCATCAAAAAGAGTGCCCTCAAATGGAGCACACTGACCGGATCCTAAAAATGTAAACTGGCCCACGTCTTCAGCGTAGGCGCTGCTACATAGGAACATACTCAAAATTAAAGTTGTTAATGATTTCATTTGCTAGCTCTTCTTTGTTTTGGGAAAACTGTTCTTCTATCTGATCGCGGCGCCGGTCAATTGTCTTCCGGTTGTTTCTTTTCTCTCTGTTGTAGTCTTTTTCAAGTTCTTCGAGAGAATCTTTGTACGCCTGGAGGGCGGCTTCTTTTTTGCGTAGCTCCTCAGCATGAATTAAATTTAAGCCGTCAATCTGCTCCTGGAGGGCGATTGTCTGTTCTTCGTAGGTTTTAATCAACAGACGGTGATCATATCTCATCTTGCCGAGAAACGCCATCGCCAAACAAATAATAGCCAACTCTTTCCAGTAGGCTTTAAGATAAGGAAGCAGTTTCAACAATAACTGCGGCATTATGAGACCTTCTTTAGTCTCTCGACAATATCGACAGCACTCTGGCCGCCTATATAGATAGCTGAAATAACTACCCAATCGCTGCTAGCAAGATGCCCGAAGGCCGCTAGCGCCGAGGCGGTCGACCATACTAATAACTTTCTAGACGTGAACTTCTCTATCCACGTATCAACAAACCCTTTCTTAGACGCCATGGTTTATTTCCTTCTTTCTCTTAAAAATCTTTTAATCTCTTCTCGAACGATTTCTTCAACAGAGTAAAGTTTTTTTAAATATGCCTTGGCTTTCTCAACCGTGTCAGAGCAGCCTACGGGCTTGGTAGTGCCTTTCTTGTAAACACATTTTCCTTTTCGTTCATAAGGCATAAGGCTTATATCCTTGTATCACAGCCCAAGTTAGAAAACTTACTGCTCCAATTAAAGCCAACAGGATTACCAATGCATAGCCAACTTCATTCCACGTCAAACCTCTCCACTCTAGCCAACTATTTAGTTTGTGCCAGAGGCTCACCTTGCAACTCCTATCTTGCTAATCCATTCATGCTTAGTATTGCAATCAGACCGGGCACATTCTTTCTGACATAGACGCCAGAGAAAAGTGTCTCGCAACGGCCTCCGACATAAGCAATCGCAGACTCAAGATTCTTACTTATCTTAGGATCAGCCACCATCTCTTCTGAGGCGACCAATATAAGGGATCCGGCTGCGGCCTTCCCCCGCGGGGGAGGACAAGCGGAGCGGTTCATGCAGTTGTGCAGGATCACCGAACCAAGCTTAGCAGTATTCGGATCTTTTATCATTGTCGAGCCCAAGAAAGCTCTGCCATCGTTACCCAAGCATGTTTCCAAATCCTTGCTATCGAAAGATTGGATCGGTGAATCCTCGGTGGAGAGCTTAAGTACCTGGGCGAAAGATTTAGCAAATGTTGTGTTGGCGACAGGATACATGCCAAGCATGCCTATTCTGCCACGCAGTAAGCGCGTGGCGCGTTCATTATCAAGGATGATGTGGGGGTGAGTCAGCACGTCATTCGCCAAGGTAAGGGCGTTGCGGGCGATTGTAGGATTGAGGTTTTCTTGAGCAGTTGGCCAAGAAACTACATAAACAACCTTACCAGTGGACTGAACAGATCGCATGTACCGTTCAAACACAGGATGGAGAGCGCTGACAGAACTACCGGTGCCACCACCACCGCCAGCAAATACAAACAACCAGTCAACTTTTCCAAACTTAATGCGGAGCGCATCTTCGACAATGGCGCCATTCTGACTTAATATCTCTTTTCCATAATCTGTGTTCTTGCCGATTCCGTCTGAATCAGGGATAAGAACAACGTGGTCTTCTTCAACATTCTTTGGAATATCCTTGCCCGTTGTGTTGACAAGTAACGTTTTGTTGAAGCCAAGCTCGATAAAAGCATTGGCCATTTTATTGCCTCCACCGCCGACGCCAACAAAGCCCACGTTTATAGAAGACGGAGCAGTGTTTTCGGGGAGGAGATCCTCATCAGAGTATTCCATCTGTAATCCGAAGTCCTCAACCATACCGAAGTCTTCTGCATCTACCTGTTCGTGATAGTGGTCCTTCTCCTGATTGAAGGAGGGCGGGGGCTCTGCGGGAGGTAGAAAATCAAATTCGTTATTATCGTCGTTTTCGTCTGACATTGATTATCCTCTGTTATACATCTTTTGATGCTCTTCATCAGAAAAGTCTGAACGTTTGCGCAAGTGGGGCATTTCCGCTTTCCACCTGTTTTCTCCTTCAGCGGAATGCATTTTCGACATGAGTATCATTCCGATGGCCATCAAGGCGGGACCAGCGGTGAATCCCAGCGCTGCCACCGCAGTTCCTGCCGCGGCTTGACCAACAAGAGCGAGGGTGCCGGGCGCGAACATAGCGGCTATTCCAGCTAAGCCGAGGCCGGCGCCCGCGGCTTTTCCCATTCCTGCCCTGTCTGCTCTCTTTTGGTATGCGGTGCCCATGGGATCTTCATCCTCCTGCATGGTTCCGCTTTGCGATAGTGCTTCTTGAGCGGCTGCTTGCACCTTTGGATCTTGTGCGGCTTGCTCGACGGCTGCCATGATGGCAGGGCTTTTCTGAAATACTGTAGCAAGCTCTTCTGCTTGTGCCATTTCATCTCCGCCTTGTTCTTGCAGCGCTGCTTCTAATTCTTCCTTGATAATTTGTTTGAGTTGCCTCTTGGTTAGTTTCACTTTGCAATCTCCTATTGATTTACTCTTGCATATCCTGCTTTCTTTTCAATCACAACTTGCATATCAACACAATCTTTGAGCGAATCAAGGTGCGAGATCAGGAAAACATTCTTGAAATATACTTTAATTAGTTCCAAGATTCTAATAAACCCCTCCATATTTTCTTCGTCCAGAGCGGTGCCCGGCTCATCCAAGACAAAAATATCACCCTTGGGTAATGAGGAGACACTCAACAAAGCAAGTCGAATGGCCATGGCTGCAACCGTTTTTTCGGCGCCAGAGCCCATCTCAATCGGGCGAGCATCGTGCTTGGGGTGCTTAATAAAGATATCCAACTTATTGCCGTTACTGGAGAAAGAGATTTCAAAATCAACAATGTTCGCCAACATCTGCGCGATCTCCTGATTGATTACTGGGATCTTCTTTTTGATGACGTCATACGCAATCCCGTTAGAGTGCATACATCTCATAAATAAATCATATGCTGCGTATTCACGACGCAAGTCGGAAGTTTCCTTTTCGGCTCTTTCGATTTCCTCTATACGCTGTTCTAGTGAGCCCACCTGTCGATAGTGTTCAAAGGTCTTGGATTTGCATACTTCCAGTTGTTTGCCTTTTGATGCAATCTTAGTATTTATAAGTTGCATTTGTTGAGTCAGGTGTTCAAGATTTTCAATAACCTCTCGGTTCTCATTATACTCTTTGATCTTGTTATCTATCTGTTGAATCTCGATATCCAGGGTAGTCATCGCACTTTGGTTTCTTTCTATAGTCAGGCCAAGCGATTCTAACTTTCTTTCTAATTTGGAGCTTTCTTCGACTACCCTGTTGTGCTTCTGGATCGAACCTGCCACTAGCTCTGCATTCATAGTGCCAGACTTCTGCTGAGCTTGCTTAAGTTGAGCTTGAATATTCGTCCTCTCTGTACCCAGAACAGGTAAGCGCCCAACAGCAGCGTTGGCATCTCTAATGAATTTACACGCAGGGTAACTATCGCCACATGGAATTCCGTCTAACAAGCAGGTCTTCTTTTCAGATGACTCAATGGAATTCTCTACCTCTGCTAGCTGGCTCTCATAGTCGGCTATCACAGACAACTGTTCATCGATAATTTCCTGTTTGCCGTTTAACTTAACAATGTCAAGCGTCTTTAGAAGCTTTGCGGCTATTTCACTTTTTCTTGTAGCCTCTTGTCGCTCTCGGCTATATTCGGCGGTCTGCTCCTCAAGAGATGCAAGCTGGTTTCTCTTCTTGCTGGCTTTTGCTTTTGTTTGCGAGAGATTGATCACATTTTCTGGCATACTATTAATTGCCGTTTGCAATGTCTGGCTCTCAGTAGTTAACGATACAATTGCTTCTTGTAAATGATCACAGTTGGTTTGGTTTACGTCCAGTTGCGCCTTGAGGGAGTCTAATTCTAACGTCGCCTCTTCGTGCTCTTCAGTATAGTTCCGGTCCTCTAGCTTTTTTAGGGCCGCTCTAGCGTCAATGGAATCTTCTTTGGCTAGTTTGAACTTCCTATCAAATTGCTCAAGATCAAGGAACTTGGCAATGATCTCCTTTCGCTTTGTCGAACCCTCGTCCAAAAAAGCGAGAGAATGATGTTGAGAGGACAATGAGGACACTAGGAAGTCCTCCATAGACCCGAAGTACTTTCGGATGTTTGCGTCCGTGTCAGACCGGGTCAGCCCGTTTAGTGATGTTGTTTCACCTGTTACAGTATCATGAACTTCAAAGTTCAATTCTGTCTTTGCTTCAAGCGTCTCCTTTCCATGAAGTCGTTTGGTATACTTCGTTGACATACGACGGATGTTGTAGATCTTATGTCCAATCTCAATCTCTAGCTCGCCGGAGCCGTAATCCTTGTGCTGATTGATGATGTTTAAGTTTTTTCGTTCATTCTTTGAGGTTGTGTTGAATAGGGTATATAAGATTCCATCAATAATAGAGCTTTTCCCAGAAAAGTTCTTTCCAAAGATTCCAACGATGCCGCCGATGTTATCAAAGTCGACACTGTTGCCTTCACCATAGTTAAACAAGTTGTCCCACTTAAAGCTAACAAGCTTCCAGTTAACATTCCGTGAGATTTCTTCTTCTTTCATTACAATTTCATTGTATTTGCGATTCAACTCATATACAGTTTCTAAAGTCTTGGACTCTACTTGAAAATCAGTAAGATATTCATCAATCAGTTCTTCCTGTATCTTGAGATCTCGTAGGTTGTCTGTGAGGAGTGAGTTCGTGAACTCCTCGACATTCCCGCGCTGACCTGCGGCGCGATTAAGGAAAGAGATCGATTCTGGCTTAAACCGGTGTTTGGCGATTTCCATCGCACGTTTCATCGTATTCAGCGGAAGGTTGTTATTGCTAACGAGGCGCAAGCGTGCGTTTTCAGAAACTTCTATGTTCCTTGGCATGCGGCCCTTTGGCGTTAGCTGGATAGTAAAGAAAGGGCGAGGATTTTTGAATACGATGGGCTCAATGTCCCAATCATCTTTCGATTCAATGTCCCAAATAAGAATACCCTTGTCATCTGTCTCTCCATGGTTCTGCTGCACAGTGGAACCTGCGTACCATACACGCCCGTCCTTATCCAAGAATTGGCGACGATGTATGTCCCCAAGCATTGCAAAATCGAAATCATCAAAGATGTTGAGTTCGTCTTCTCCATTGGCCATTGTCCAATTGATGTCAGTCTTGCAATTGGAGATAGAGCCATGGTACAACGCAATATTAATCTTGCTATCATCCGTCGGTTTGATCCAATTGGCTCTATCAAATACTGAAAGCACATTCAAGCAGAACTTGTCGTCAACGTGAGTCTCTCCAGAGTCTTTCAAAAGATAAAGATTGGTGAGATTCAATGCGTCTACAATCGGACTCAGCGCATCCTGGCGACTACTGTTCTTTAGGTTGCCGTCGTGGTTACCGCAGATAATGTATGTGGGAGCAATCTCCGCCAAGCTTCGAAAGAAATCGGAGCACATATCCACAAACTCTGGTGAGATCTGTGTCTTTGTGTGGGCAATGTCGCCGCAGTGAACGATGTAATCGACTTTTTGCTCTCGTAGTGTTTGGTACAGTTGCTCAAACACTACTTTGTATTCATAATGGAACTTTAAATTCTTGATGTGCGTATCGGAAATATGCCCCCAGCGAGTTCCCTTCTTCTTATTCACATATTCTCCAAATCAAATTAATGCAGGCAAGATAAAAAACTGCATCGTATAATATCCAATAGCAATAAGAATTGCCCTTTCGAAAATCAGATAAGCCTTTTTTAACATGTCTGCCCTTAGTTCATCTTAGAATAGCATACTAAAATATGCTTGTCAAGCTTTTTCAATAGCCTACGTATTTATCCCAAAGCTGGACATACTGTTCGCTGGGTGACTTCCC